TAAATTATATATTCTAAAGATAATTTATTATACACTGGTCAAACTAAATGACTTTTGTAGAATTATACAAAGGGAATATAATTGAAAGTAGCATTCTCATACAAAGTTACTCGAAATGTGTCGCTATATCCCTCTACATAGACAATATCGCCGTTACTTAAACTATCGCATCCGTACTCGCTTGTGCAACTTTTACCGTTCATACTAATAGGGAGCTTTGTATTCATATTTCCGGTAGTTGTCATTGTATAATACTGCCATTTGTAATTGCCAGTAGTTAATTGACGGCCCATTAGCGGTAATATTAATTCGTTACTTTTACGAGTTAAAATTCCGATTTGTTGGTAACTATCGTTTACAGACCTGGTTTGAACATTGATAGGTAACCCTCTCGGATCGCCAGAATCTCTTCTAAAATATGTTCCATCTTTTACAGGAGGAGAATAGACATTGTCCATGGGGCTATTTCTAGTGTCTATCGTAGTGAGGAGAGGCGCACCCGATGTCAAAATAGTTGTGCTACTTGGCGTAGGAATCAATATATAGGGTTGTTTATACTCTTGTGTTGTAATGTTTTCATTATGTTTCAAAAAAGTTTTATAATATAAATAGGTGACAACAATAAATATTATTACTAAAATAAATAATGTCATGTTCTCGATACATATAAAACCAGGAATACATTTTTTACCCATTTATATAATATTGCTATTTTTATTACGCGGTTAAAAATTAATGGCTGGAATAACATTGTCTGCTCTGAAATCAACTTTTGGAATACTAGGTTTTACGATAGTATTCTTATCAATAGCAGTTTTTTCACCTTTTGGTATTTTAAAACTAGAATTAAATGCAGTTTTGAATTCATTACTTCCATCTTGCATGCCTTTGATACCACTTTGTAATAGATCAGGTAATTTTTGATTGAAATCATAATTAATTTGGTTTACTTTATTTTTCAATGCGTTTACTTTCATCCGTTTGCAATTATAACATAAATCCCTCACATTTTTAGGATAATGAGCAATGTGAAAACCAGTTAAGCCAAAAACGTATTTGTCTGCTTCATATACTTTTTCCCATAATTTGTCAAGGGTTCTATATAAATCCATTCTCAAAAAAGTTTTCATGATCCACAAAGGAATTTCTATAAATATAGTGTACAACAAATATCCTACAGTATCAAGAGCGTAAAAATAAATACAACGATGCATATTTTGAATATATTGTACTCCACAATTGATGTATGAAAAAACGAATTCTCCTGACCATTTCATAAGTTCTCCTATATTGTTAAATCCAATTTTCAAACCTTGACCTAGAGCATTTGTTTCTGTTACGAATAAAGAAGTAAAAATTTTATTCATTCCATTTCCCATTTGTATAAATCTCGATGCTGTCTCATTTATGAAATTGACAACAATGAATAATACTTCATAAAATCCGTCAATACCTTTTTGTAAACCACCGATCAAATTATTAATTATATCCTTTATAGTTCTTGCTGCATCACTAATAGTTCTATTTACTGGAGCAATAAGATCTCTATTTATACCTCTTATTACTGGACCTAAAACTTGATTTTTAATATCATTTATAATGTCGTTAATCTCGGGAATTTTAACCCTTCCTAAACCAATAGCACGAAGATCAATTTCGAAATTTTCCTGTATTAATTTATTTATATCATCTTCAAATAAATTTTCAGAATAATTTTCCTGCATCAATTTATTTAATTTCTCTTGAACGAGTTTTTCAAGTTCTTCTATTTTTATTTTTTCATCGTAGTTCATTATTTTAATATAATCACATTTTTTATACTTTATAGTGCCGAAAATTTATAAAAATTTACTTACCCATTAATTTTGCACCATCGAGCATTTCTTGAATACCAGCATATAACAATTGCGACATTTTTGTATCAAAAATGTATTTTATTTGACTTGATTTAGCTTTCAAAGCCAAAACTTTTAACCGTTTACAGCTATAACACATATCATGAACATTTTTTGGATAATGCGCAAAATGAAAACCAGCCGTTTTGTAAAATTCTTCGTCTAATGCATAAATTGAATCCCATATTTTTAACTGTCCTTCTTCTAAATCTTTTTCCAGAAATTCCCATGCTATCCAGTTAATAAAATATACAGGTGAATAAATTAATTTTCCTAAACAATCGAGCGTATAATAAAAAATGCATTTGTGTAAATTTTGTATAAATTGCAATCCGCATAAAATATTTGCAAAAATATATTCACCGGTCCAATGAATTAATTCACCTATATTATTAAAACCCAAATACAAACCTTTTCCTAATCCGTTCATTTCATCGACAAATAATCCTTTGAATATTTTTTCCAATCCTTTTCCTATGTTTACCATTTTGTTTGAAAAATCTTTTATTCCGTTCGATACATCAAATCCTTCTATTGTTTGGATATGTTTTTTTTCTATATCCATAAAAAAATCATCTACCGTTTGTTTCATGTTGGTAGTATTATTTTCAATATTTTTTTTTAATTCTCGCATTTTTACATCTATATTTTTCATTTCATTCATAATATATTAGTTCATAACATATTATATTAGTCGGTTTTTGTATTTTCAGAGAATTTTTCTTTGATTTTCATAGCTTCTTCTTGCAATGGTTCTGCTTTTGCTAATACATCTAACAATTTATTTTGTACATTGAAATAATCAGCCATGTTTTTCTTGAGCTCGGAAGCTTTCGATGGAGTTATTTTCGTATTTCCTGAACTTTTTTTAGGAACGTCCTCGGAATCTTTTTTTGAGGCACGATCCGATTTTTTTTCTGATGCTAGATTTGATTTTTTTTCTGGAACGTCTTCTGGAACGTCCTCGTAATTTTGTTCTGGAACATTTTCGGAATCTGTGCCATTCAAATCATCTGGTTCTTCACCTTGATATGAATATTTATATCCTTCTGTATTATCATCATCATTATCGGCATCTTCAAATCCTTCTACAAAAGATTCATTTGATTGATATTGTGTAGATTGGAAAAATAAAGAAACAAAAGTAGCGAAAAGAATAATAATAATCATGTTTTTAACAAAAAATGAAGTAATAAATCCCACTAAAAAGAAAATCACCAAAGAATATGTATTTTTCAAATGAATGACATAAAATAGGTTAATCAATGAAATAAATAATACAATGTACAAAAGACACCGACTGTATAATATAGATCCGACGGTTGCTTTCGTATCAAAACATTCTGAAAAACTAAAGGTTTTTTTAAGAGATGAGTTTTTCAAAGATAAACTTTTCATTTAATTATTAATATATAAAGTATACTACGACATTTTTCTTTTATGAATCTTCATTATATTCGTCGGGAACATCTCCACTATATATTTCTAAAACCTCTTTCACAACATCCTCTCTCTGAATATCTGTACGCTGAAATTCGAAACTGCTGATACTCGATGAGCGTTTTCCTTTGAATTTGTCTAAAAAATCTTCGAGACCGTTCAATTCGTTTGGTCGATCGTATTGTTCTAAATCACCGGTTATAATAAGACGACTATTTTCGCCTAAACGTGTTAATAACATTTTCATTTGTGACATCGTCGAGTTCTGCATTTCATCTGCTACAATCCAGCAATTTTTGAATGTTCTCCCGCGCATATATCCAAGAGGCGATATTTCGATGATTTTTTCTTCCATCAATGCAGAAACCTCTTTTGGTGAAATAAAATTGTACAATACGTCGTAAATTGGCCTAACCCACGGAGCCATTTTTTCTTCGAGAGTGCCTGGTAAATAACCGAGGTCTTCATCCACGGATACAGACGGACGTGTAAAAATGAGTTTTTCATAGGTACCATTCAAAAAATTACGTACACCGGCTTCGGTGGCAAAAAGAGTTTTGCCTGTTCCTGCTGGTCCGGTCGCTACTACTATTTTCTTCGATTTCGCTTTCAACAAATGCGCATATTGTTCCTGGCGTTCATTTTTAGGTTTGGTAAATTTATTTTCAAAATTGTTTTTTTCACTTTGTGATAAATACTGCATATTTTCATATAGTTTTTTTTGTTTTATTGCTGATGATTCACGCTCACGTTCGATTTCGTAATTATATTCGTTCAAAATTTCTTTTTCGGATTGTTTCTTTGATTTACGATACTTGCGTTTGGAGTCGGGTTTTTCTTCACCCAAAAAATCAGCACTCATGTCGAAATAATGAGCAGTATTTTTCATTTATATACTAAAGGATATTTATGGGTCCTATTTTTTTGCATGTTATTTTGCATTTGGAAATATAAATTTATCTACTGTAGTTCTCGCGCCAAATATTCGGTGAACGATGACACCGAGAACAAGAAAAACAGCTAAAGTTATCCAGTATGAAGTTCTGGTAATCCATGCAATTGGAATACAAAGCAGCATAACTACTGCAAGGTCGATCAAAGAAACCCCTAAAATTCTGTACTTGCGAAGCCCGGTAGTTGACCCCGTGGGTCCAAATAAATCTTTGTATTTTTCGAGACCAAACATGCTTTATTTATATTGATATTTTTATTTGTAATTATTTTACACAAAATATATTGTATATTTTATAAAAGGGTGGTTTATAAAATATCAACTGCATAATAGATGCAATAAAATATTTTATTTTTTCTTATTTCTAAATGTTTTCTTTGACTTGGGCAATTTATTTGGAACCCTCCTTTTTTTGGTCCTTTTATTTTTTTGTCATTTTTTTCAATATTAAACCTGTTTGTATTGGCACCTCCAAAACCTATTGTACCATTTTTTTTTGCTTCTTCTTCTAATTCCGATATTTTTTTTTCATTAACTTCACTATTATTGTCAATATTTTCACACGAACTACATGAATAATCAATAATAACACTTTGTTCGTAACCACACCAAACCAAAAATTCTAACAATTTTTCAGTTGTAATTATTCCTGGATGTTCGTCTATTGAATTTTCTGGTTCTTCATTGCCGGGGTTTTTTTTTGATAGTTTATCCTTTTCAAATTTTTTGTATTTTTCACTTTTGATAATATTTTTTCCATCACTTCTGAAAATAGTTTCTATTGAACTTAAACCTTGTTGAAAATTGTCTGCCGTTCTCTTGTTTCCTTTTTTTATTTCCACCATCTTTTCAAATACGACATAAATATTCATTTCAGATTTATCACCGGATCCAATTTCAAATTTTTTGTTTATAATATTGGGATTATTATCTTCAAAATATTTAGAATATACAAAACTTTGATAAAGACCATTATTGTTATCTGCATTCACTAATATTTGGCGATCTTTCACACGATCTTCAGCTTCAGGTAATTTAAAAATCTTCATAAGTTGTTTAGTATTTTTTATATATTTTATTTGCGCATTCAAAAGATTATCAATATCAGGTAAATTTTCAGCCAATTCATTTTCTACTAAAGGAATATTTGAATTTGAATTTTTATCTTTCAAAAAATTACTCAAGTTACTAACAATTTGTTCATCATTTGATACGTAATTCACGCAACCTAGAGGAGCATATGTTATTTTGTTAATATATTTCACATTGTCAGGTACTTTTAAATACATCGGTTCATCATTTTTAAACATACTACATCCATGAACTAAAATTACCACATAAACAAAATTTTTATTAGGATCAATAGAAACTTCATATTTATTTTCAATTTTACTAAGTTCATTATTACTATTATTAGTTATAAAATCACCAATTTTACGTTTTTTATCACTCATAATAGTATAATACAATATCAATTATATTGTATTATTAGACAAAAAATAACATTAATTCAATTGTTGTACAATTTATGTTAAAATCATATATTTTTTACAATAATTATATCAACATGAAAACTATATTATAAAAATGTCTATTTTACACGAACGCACATTTCACTCTCTTATCGAGTGCGTTCATAGTACAATATTTTTGTCGATAATGCTTACAACGGTCAAATTATTAAATAGAAATGGTATAAAATCTAAACAGTATATTATTTAGCGAAGAATGCCCGAAACAACTTTTGTAGAGCCACTTTTGAAAGCTGACGATAGTCGCTATGTAATGTTTCCGATCAAAGATAATGATATTTGGAAAATGTATAAAAAAAGTGTTGACTCCTTTTGGGTCGCACAAGAAGTGGATTTATCGAAGGATTTGGGAGATTGGAAAACACTCAGTGACGATGAAAAACATTTTATTTCCATGGTTTTGGCATTTTTCGCTGCTTCGGATGGACTCGTTTTGGAGAACCTGGCGGTGCGTTTTATGGGAGACGTTCAAAT